ATCCATTTTTCGATGGACGAGACACTTGGTTAACATCTAAACCAAGTTATCCTTTTTATAATATTAAAAAGGAATCTGAAAATAAATACATTATAGAAATAGCTTTAGCAGGTTTTGCTAAAGAAGATATTGATATTCATCAAACAGATGAAATATTAACTATCGAAGCTTCTGAACATATTAAAGAAAATGAAGATAAAGAAGAGTATATTTCTAAAGGTATTTCTAAAAGATGGTTTAGAAAACAATTTCAACTAGCAGATACAGTTGAAGTTAAAAAAGTAAAACTTGAAAATGGTATGTTATCTATTAATTTAGAAAACAATAGACCAAGTAAAGAAAAAACTTTTAATATTGATTAAATCCATTCTCTAAAGTCTTCATCCATAATTGTATTTGCGATGTCGACTTTGTTACGAAGAGCTTTAACAATACGTTCGTCAATAGTATCTTGAGACATGATGTCAATATAAGTCATTTTTCTTGTTTGACCTATACGATCAATTCTTGCTTCTGACTGTTGACGCTTCTCTAAATCATAACCATTAGAGAAATAAATCATATTACTACCGGCGGTAAGTGTAATACCATATCCGCCGGTATGTGTTGTACCAACAAAGAATCTACACTTATCATCTGTTTGAAATTTCTTTATGTTTCTTGATCTAGCATCAGTATCTGTTGCACCATAATAATCTACAACAGATTCTTCACCATAAACTTTTTTAATCTCTTCTATAATTCTTCTTACATCATGAGTATAATGAGACCATATAATAGTTTTGCCTTCTACATTTTCTAATATATTCATTAGTTCACCTAATCTAGAACATGGTAAATCTTTTATTGTACCATCATCAGCAGTAAAATGACCACAAGTTATTTGATGCAATCTCATTAACTGAGTCATAACTGTAGCTGATGATTGCATTTTACCATCAAGAAACGCAATGGCCTCTTGCTTCATTTGTTGATAAACTTTTTTCTGTTCAGGTGTTAATTCAACATAATGTTTCACATAAGTTTTTTCTGGAAGATCCAAACAATCTTGTTTTAATACACGTTTTGAAAATGGTTTTATCATATCAGATAATTCTCCAAGATTTCTATAACCAACAATTATTTCAACACGTCTACCTTGTACTTCAATTTTTCTAGTAACAGCATATCTTGATTTAAATGTCCAATAAGAATCATGATTTAATAACCATGGATCTAAAAACTGACATTGTGAAAATAAATCTAAAGGTGATTTAGTTACAGGTGAACCTGTAAGTATTCTTCTATATTTAGCATTATCTCTAAGTGATAAAATATTTTTTGTTCTATTAGATGTTGGAGTTTTAATTGTAGTAGACTCATCAATAGCAATCATTGCTTTGTGGCATGATAAAAATTTTTGTGCAAACTCTGTACCATTACCAGAACTAAATGATTCAACATTCATAATTAAAATATGAAAGTCAGTACCAGTTTCAAATAATGTATTTAATATTTTTTTCTGTTTAGATGATTTGTCAGATGTTTTCCAAAGAACAACTTTCTTTTCTATATGGTCAGGTAAATGCGTAGGTATTTCTGAGTCATACCAATTCTTATATACACCTTTAGGTGCTATAAGAAGTAACCCATTAATAAGGCCTTTATCATAAAGCATTGCAGAATTATCTAACAATACCTTAGATTTACCTGTACCCATTTCCATAAAATAGGCAAAATTTGTTTTATTCCAAGATGCTTCTAATGCATCTAATTGATGTTGATATGGCTTAGTTTTAAATTTATAATTCATATATTTATCTATTTACTTTTCTTTCTATTAACTATAATAATATCAAAAAAGAAAAAGTCAATGAGCAAAGTTTATTTAACACAAGAAATACCTGGTACATCAATTAGTCAGCCTAAATACAATATTTTAGGTGCACAAAAATTTGGACAAATTGTCACATTGTTGCCAGAAAAAAGCCAAATTATTTTATCACCAGGACCATTGATAAATAAATTAAGAACATTATTAAAAAATTATACAACCGATGATTACTTATTATTGTCAGGAGATCCTGCAATTATTGGAGTAGTCTGTTCAGTAGTTTGTGATATTACTAACGGTAAATATAAATTGTTAAAATGGGATCGACAAGAAAAAACTTATTATCCAATCGAAGTAGATATTTTTCAAAAATAAAACTTGACAAATCAAGTTTGAGTCCTTATAATTACAGCCATGAAAGTAATAAAGAAAATAATTAAGGAGTTATATATATGATAATAGATATGCGTAAAGATGCACCTGATCAAACAGATAGCATTGATCCCGATAAACTTTCAACTGAAGTTGAAAAGTTAAAATCAATACAAAACCAAATAGAAAATTTGGAAGCACAAGTAAAAGATTTAAAAGAAGATGAAAAATATTTTAGTTGTGTGGTTATTCCAAAATTAATGGAAGATATGAATCTATCTAGTTTAAAACTTAGAGATGGTTCTGAATTAACCGTTAAACAAATTTATAGTGCCTCAGTTAAAGCTGATAAAAAAGCAGAGGCGATACACTGGCTTCGAGAGAATGGTTTAGGTGATATAGTAAAAAATAATGTTATTGTATCATTTGGCCAAGGCGAAGATAACAAGGCTATTGACTATGTCAACCTTGCGAGGTCTGGGGGTTTTGAACCTCTTCAAGAAGAAAAGGTTCATCCTCAGACACTCAAAGTAGTTATGAAGGAATGGAAAGACAAAGGTCGTGAAGTTCCAGAAGAACTATTCAATACATTTGATGGAAATCAAACGTATTTTAAAAATAAAAAATAAATAATAAAAAATAGGAGTAATATGATGGCAAATACAAATGCTATGACTAAGAAAAACAGTGCAGGTGCACTGACTACTATCAATCTAAGAGGAGACTCTGGAAGAGGTAGCGAAGAAATAAAATCGGATGATATGTCAACACCGATTTTAAAAATCCTTCACCAACTATCACCTGAATGTAATAAGAGTAATGCAAAGTACGTAGAAGGTTCACAACCTGGTATGATCTATGCAAAAGGTCTTGGTACATTAATAGATGGAAACGAAGGTGTGGAATTACTTGTTGCACATGTGCAAACAAGATATCCAGAATGGCAGGAGATGGGAGATACAGCAGCTCCACCTGTTATGACACACTTATCAATACCGGAAGACGCTGTAGAAGAAAGGAACGGTAAGTTTAGATTATCTAATGGTAACTACTTAGAAAAAACTGCATACTTTTATGTAATTGTTTTAGGTGAAGAACCTAGACCTGCAGTAGTGACTATGCGATCATCTAACTTAACACCTGCAAGAGAATTAAATCAGTTGATTAAAAACCTCAGATTTAAGGACGATAAAGGTGTTTACAATCCAGCAGCATATGCAGCAGTTTATAATTTAAGAACTGTTGGTAAAACTGCGGGAAGTAAAAGCTGGCATGTCTATAAACCTTCAATGGTTAGAGCACTAGATGTCTCTAAGAAGGAAGATGCAGACTTATACTTAATGGCACAGGAGTTTCAAAAATCTGTGTCTGCAGGTCAAACGAAACCTGAGTACGAGAAAGCAGACAAATCTAAAGCTGAGGATATTGTCTAATTCACTAAGTGAATACTTCGAAGATGAGGCGGCAACGGGAGACTGGGGCCGCCTTATTAAAAATAATAAAGGGACAAAGATATGCAAGAATTACAGAAAGAATTCAAAGAATATTTTACGGGTCTAACTCGTAACTTTGGTTTTTGTAATATTAATAATGGTTACAAGGATCCAGAAACAGGTAAAATAAAATTTAGATCAGGTGACTATGGCTGGTCGGGTAAACCAATTACTGATTTAGATTATCTACAACATTTAGATGGAACTAAATCAATAGGTATACAACCGTGCAATGATGATGGTTTGGCACGATTTGGTGCAATAGATATTGATCCTAAAGTATATAAAAATTTAGATATAAAAAAATATTTAGATATAATTCAAGAAAAAGAATTACCACTTATACCAATCAAATCAAAAAGTGGTGGACTTCATTTATATGTTTTTACAAAAAATTTTATAAAAGCAAAAATAATAAAAGATTTTTTAGAAGAGGTATTATTTTTATTTAAACTACCAATTAATACAGAGATATTTCCTAAACAAACTAAATTAGGAGATGATACAGATGGTAATAAATTAAATGGTAATTTTATTAATTTACCCTATTTTGGCAAAAACGATAGAGTTGCACTAGATCCTTCAGGAAAAGAAATACCATTCGCAATATTTTTAAAATGTGTTGAGTTAAATAAACAAACTGCAGAACAATTAAAAAATATATCAGGAAGTATAATTCAAAAAGAACTAACAGGTGGTGCAGAAGAATTTAAAGATGGTCCACCTTGTTTAGAAATTTTATCAAAAAATAAAATGGAAGATGGTCGAGATAGATTTTTATATAACTATATGGTTTTTGCTAAAAAGAAATATTCAGATGATTGGAAAAATAAAGTACTACAAGCAGGTAGAAATTATTTCGAATTTAATGCAACTTGGACAGATAGTCATATTGAATCAAAAATAAAAAATTGGCAAAAAGAAACAAAAGGTCATACTTGCAGTGACGAATTACTAGCACCAGTTTGTGTTAAATCAGAATGTGTAAAAAGAAGATTTGGAATTATATCGGATAAAAAAATTGATTGGCCGCTAATGACTAATTTAATCAAAGTAGATTTTAAACCTGATCCTGAATATTATTTTACAGTAGAAAATAAAAAAGGTGAATCAGTTCCAGTACATGCAAAAGATGTAAATAAATTAAAAGATCAAAAAGAATTAAGAGGATTAATTATGGCGCAAGCGGATGTGTTTCCTCCACCAATAAAAGCAATGGACTTCCATTCAATGATAAATGCATTGTTAGAAACCCAGGATACAGTGCAACCGGCTCCAGGGACCAGACCAATAGAGATACTTAAAAAATTATTACAGGAACACATTAATGGGCCTCAGGCAACAACATTTAATTCATTTCAAAGTGGTAACGTATTAAAAGATAATACATATGCATGGTTTGTTTATGATGATTTTTACAATTTCTTAAAAGAAAATGAATGGAAAAAAGATGCATCTAGAACTTCTTATATGATTGAAAAAATGTTTGAGAAAGAAGATGAATCATTACCTAAACCAGAGTTTGGTAAAAAGAAAAGATTTCCTGGTATTAATAAAAAAACAAATAAACCATATCCAGGTGTAAATAGATGTGCACAAATACCTTTGTATTTGTTTGAAGAGGAAGAAGAAGTAGAAGAAATTATGGAAGTAGAAAATGAAGAGGACATTGTATAATGATATATAAATATTTTGGCCCTCCAGGCACAGGCAAGACTCATAAATTAATTAGTAGAGCTAAAGCTTATATACGAATAGGAACTCCATTAGATAAGATTGCCTATTTTGCTTTTACTAAAAAAGCAGCGAAAGTTGCTAAAGATAGAATGCCAGTAGATAATGATAAGTTATATTATTTTAGAACTATACATTCATTTGCTTTTGATCAATTAGATTTAAATACTAAGAAAGTAATGCAACCATCTGATTATGAAAAGATAGGTAAGCAGTTAAATGTTAGAGTTAAGTATTATGATAAGTATAACAAAGAAGAAATATTTTATTTAAATAATGATAGTCCATACTTTCAAATGATTGGTAGAGCAATGAATAGAGATGTTACTATTAGAGAAGAGTATGACAGAAATGAACATAATGCAAAAGAAATTAAAAGATTTTCAATATTAAAAAACATTGATGATAATTTAAAAGAATACAAAAGAGTAAAAAAGAAATTAGATTTTAATGACATGATAAATCAATTAATATTAAAAGAAAATTTACCAAAATTTAAAGTTATATTTATAGATGAAGCTCAAGATTTATCTCCATTACAATGGAAACTATTTGATAAATTAAAAGAATGTGCTGATGATATTTATTTAGCAGGTGATGATGATCAAGCTATATTTGCGTGGGCTGGAGCAGATGTAAATAGATTTATAAATGAACCCGCAAAAGAAACAGTATTAAAATATTCAAAAAGAATATCTAGAGCAGTACAAGAACAATCAATGGTACCTTTAACTAATATAATTGGTTTAAGAAAGTTAAAACAATACTATCCAAGAGATTACGAAGGTATAAGTGAGAGAATAAATAACTTAGATCAAATAGATTTAACTCAAGGCAAATGGTTAATACAGACTAGAACAATTTCTAGATTAGTTAGAATGACAAAAGAATTAAGAAAAAGAAATTTATATTATGAAACTAATAAAGGCAAAAGTTTTAAAGTTAGAATATATAATGCATCTGTTAACTACAACTCATGGTGCAGAGGAACTGAATTGGATGAAAAAGAAATAAAAGATATTGTTGAATTTACCGGTCTTAAAAGAGAACAGTGGGACAAAAATATAGATTGGTTTGATGCATTTAAAAATGCTGAGTATAAAGAAAAAGAATACATAAAAAACTTATTAGATAATAATGAAAATTTAGATGAAGATGCACGTATACAAGTATCTACTATTCATGCAGCTAAAGGCGGAGAAGAAGATAATGTAATTCTTTGTTTAGATATGGGAGATAAAATAAAAAAAGCAATTAAAAAAAGTCAAGATAAACATGACGAAGAACATAGAGTTTGGTATGTGGGAAGTACACGCACCAGAAATAATTTATATAAATTAAAAGCTAGAATAAAAAGAAATGAATACAAGCATTTATAAGAATTTATATACTAACGTATATAAACCGAACGGGAGCGAGATGACCCTTACTGGTGACTGGCAGCATCAGGCTTTAACGAGCGAAGTTGGTTCGATTTTCTCGAACTCCCTGATTGGATATATCATCGTTAAACCAGCAACTGCCATATTAAATAAAGGAGAAAAAACATGACGCATAGAAATTTAAAATTTGGGAAACAAGGTAAAAGTTTTCACATACATTTAAATTCGATAGAAGCCTATAAAATGGCTCTTGAAATAATATATCAAAATAAACCAACTAAACAATTAAAATCAATATTTAAAGAAATAGAAAACCATATTTGTAAATTGTACCCAGAATTAAAATTAAAAAATATAATAAAGGAGAAAAAATATGACAAGTAAAGATATGTTTGAAAGTGCATTTCCACAAGATAAGCAGATAGGCGGGAATCACTACAAGAACTTTCACATTCAACCTTATGAGTTTATTTCTAAGAATGACCTTTCTTTTTTTCAGGGAAACGTTATAAAGTATGTGTGTCGTTATAAAAATAAAAACGGTATACAAGATTTAGAAAAAGTAATTCATTATTGTGAATTAGAAATTAAAAAAATGAAAGACATGGGTAAAAAGAAATGAATATTTACACAGAAATAATGGGTTTATGTATTTTAACAATCTATTTATTTGATTTAATATGATAGTTCCAGAAACAGAATGGTTACAACCTGATGAGTTTCCAGATCTTAGAAGTTATCCTGAAATAGGTATTGACTTAGAAACAAGAGATCCTGATTTAAAATCAAAAGGTTCAGGTGCAATTATAGGTAATGGAGAAATTGTAGGTATAGCTGTTGCTGTTGAAGGATGGTCTGGTTATTTTCCAATAGCTCATGGTAGTGGTCCAAATATGGACAAGAAAAAAGTTTTATCTTGGTTTAAAGATGTGTGTGAATCACCTGCAGATAAAGTATTTCATAATGCAATGTATGACGTATCT